GATCAGCTATCACATATGCCCGCAGATATGCGCTTCAATCAATGGCTGGAATACCATCTGTCGATGACGATGCAGAGATGGCTATGACACGCACACAGAAGCCCGTGGTCAAGCGTATAACACGCGACCAAGCCCAAATGCTTCATACGTTATTATCGTCGACCAAGAGCGATGTGGTGAAGTTCTGTGAGGTGTTCAAATGCAGTGACGTTGATTCGATGTCTAGCGAATACTTTGATAAGGCTTTAACGACTCTCAACCGTAAGCAAATTATGACCAGTGAGGTAAATCAAAATGCTTAGTGATGTATCAACAGTGGTTCTGTTCTTGGAATTGAGCCAGCGAGTTTCTCAGTATTCTACTGGGAAAATAAAAGACCAGTTTTTCAGCGATGTTGAAGAGTCGAGCATGAAGTCATTTGTTGAATTTGACAAGGCAATGAAGAAGGCTTTTGAAGCACAGGCGCGAACAGTAATGATGAGGATTGTTGATGAAGATCATTGAGCATGAGCAGGGCAGTGAGGCGTGGTTAGAAGCCCGCCTTGGTTGCCCCAGTGGGTCAGGCTTTAGGAAGCTGATTAACGGCAGTGGAAATCAATCTGCAAGCTCTCACGGATACATTAACGACCTGATCGCTGAATCGGTTCTTGGGTATTCAACGCCATTAGATGTCACGCCTTGGATGCAGCGCGGGACGGATTTGGAACCAGAGGCAAGGAGTATTTATGAATTTGAGAAAGATTTGGCTGTTCAGCAGGTTGGTTTTTGCATGCACGATTCCTTGGCATGCGGCATATCGCCTGACGGATTGGTTGGTCTGGACGGTGGATTGGAGATTAAATGCCCAAAACCATCAACTCATGTTAAATATTTACGATCTGGCAAATTGCCAACCGAATATATACCGCAGGTAATGGGATGCCTGTGGATAACAGAGCGAGAATGGTGGGATTTCATGTCCTATCATCCTTCAATGCCGAGCCTACTGGTTCGGGTTTACCGAGACGACGTATTCATTGAAAAGCTAGAAAAACTAGTGCAAATGGCATGCGAAATCATAGAAAGAGAAACACTAAAAATTAAGGAGCGGTTATGACAACGCAAGGAGTAGAACACATTATTTTCGTGCTGACTGAATGCAGGTCAGAATTTATGAAACGACCTGATCCGATGTTATTGGAAAGAATCCAAGAGGCCATCGTGATCTGTCGAGAAGAGATAGTTAGAAAGAAGGAAGATAGTAATGGAGTATGACAATAACAACACGGGCGCGCTGTTCAAAAACAACAAGCGAACCAACGAGAGACAGCCTGAATACAATGGATCTGTCGAGGTGTCAGGAATTCAATACTGGATCAGTGCATGGGTCAAAGAGAGTAAAAACGGACAGAAGTTTTTCTCACTGGCATTCACTGAGAAGGATCAACCAAAGCCTGAAGCAATTCAGCAATCAACTGAAGAAGTGAACGGTGAAATACCTTTCTGACATAAAAAAGCCCGCGCAAGCGGGCTACCACCGGGAGCGATAGTGGTGAGTAATTATAGCACGGGGCAAAGAATGGAAAAGTATTCGTACAAATTAGATGAGACTGAGGTGAGCGAGATTTGCGAACTTCTCAAGAAACAAGAACGACTTAAAACGGAATGGCGAAAAGTTTCTAATCCTGCTATTGCTGAGATGTTCAATGTTTCAACCTCAACGATTGAATATATCAAGTTAAATAAGATGAGGAAATACGCAAAATGAGTAACGTGGTGAAGCCTCACTTCAAACAGAATCACCTGCTAGCGATGGCAGAGGACATTCATTCCATAATTCAAGAGTCTGCCTCTGAACATACGATGGATGTACCGCAGATCATTGGTGTACTAGAGCTGGTAAAGATTCAAATAATTAATGACGCGATTGATGAGGATTATGATGATTAGTAAGAATTTCCACGAAATCGAACAACTGAGAAAGATCCTTCGCGTTGCAGATATAAACATTACGGATAAGGATTTTCCGCAAGCCAAATCAGCTCTGTCGATGGCCGTAAAATTATTAAATCAAATCACTATGTCTAAAACAGGGAAAGAATCAAATGGCAAATATGACAAAAAGGCAGAGCCTAGTCGGTAAAGGCGACCGGCCAAGGACTGTTGACCAGAAGAAATTCTCGGACAATTACGACAAAGTTTTTGGAGCGAAAGACAAAGATGGAAATAAAAGCAAATAGAGTCATCAAATTGAAAGAAAGCAGATACCGGACTCAGAAATTAGATCGTGAAGACATCCCGCTGATTAGAGGTTTATTGGCGGCTGGCGTACCAGTACTGAGGATTGCAGAAAAGTTTGAGGTCAAAAAAAATACAATCTATCGAATCCGTAACCGTCAAATCTGGAAAAACATCACGGAGGTCGCAGAATGAAGAAGCGAGCAGAAGACATGATCCAGAAGGTGATGAAGCTCAGGGATCAAGGAGAAACCTATAAATCCATAGCTGAGTCAGTGGGATGTTCAACAAAGAATGTCGAGAACATTATCTCAAAGAATAAGGTTCATGGCGTATTTGACCGAGCGTTTAACTTTCCACATATCATCCATGCACGGAGATTTGGAGCGAAAGATGAAGGAATCTGACGCTTTTGTGATTACCCATGAAGGCGCACTAGACAACGCCTATCAGCAGATGAAGCACATGCTGTCAGAGAATGGATGGCTGAAGATTCAGGTTAAGGCGGGAAACCGTACATTGAGTCAGAATTCGCTGTACTGGGTATGGATTGCACAAATAACCGATGAGCTGAACAGAAGAAATAAATCTGACTTTACTACAGAGGAAATCCACACGCGGATGAAGCATGACCATTTGGGTTATGACGAGGCAAGATCTATTGGCACAAGTGAGATTCCAGCTCAATTAAAATCAACAACAAAGCTATCTAAAGGCGAGATGTTTGCCTTCATGGAAAGGTTGGATATGTTCTGGGCAGAACGCGGAGTCTTGCTCATAACACCATCAGACAGCGTGTACGCAACATTAAAAAAGGGAGCAGAATAATGAACGATAAAATGATTAGGTTTTTAATGAATAACCAAATGGATGACATAGAACAGAACGGCATGGACACAATCGGTATTGTCCAATTTAGAGTTTATAGAGACCATGAGACCAAAAGATTTTTTGTTTTCCGTGATTCTCAGCTCAAATGTAATGACGATTACCCCAGAGAGGAGTCGATTGGCATCTATGCAGAAATAATTAAAGATGCGACAGATGAGATAAATTATGTCCTAAGTGAGGATTTTGTCGAAGACTACCTTGCAGAGAAGCTTGAAGCAGAAAATGAAAATCAGACGGTGCAATAATTGCCGAAAGAAAGTAGCCACGCAGGATGCCTTGATGTCTCAGCTCAAGGCTTTCTGTTGTTACGAATGCCTGAAATCCTATTCATCAAAGAACGCTGAAAAGATCATAGCTAAAGAGCGGCGAGTACAAGACCGCAAGACCAAAGAGAAGCTCAAGACCAGAGGCGATTGGATGAAAGAGGCACAGGCCGCTGTCAATGCCTATATCCGCTGGCGTGACAGAGATAAAGGTTGCATATCTTGTGGTACTAGTCTGATCCAAGAATCAACTGGTGGCGGATATGACGCTGGGCATTATCTATCCAGAGGAGCGCATCCAAACAAACGCTTCAGATTGGACAACATTTTCGGTCAGTGTAAACGCTGTAACCGCTACATGTCTGGGAACGTGTCCAATATGCGGATCGGTATTATCCAGCGGCACAGTCAAGAGTTTTTGGAACTAATCGAGACCTGCCAACACAATCCAAGAATTGACATTGACTACCTCAAACGAATCAAGAAAATATTCACGAAACGACTCAAAGCATTGAACTCAAAAAATTGACCTTAGACTAATGTCTAATTTGTTTGGTGCGTTGCATCATATAAAATGACTATATTGACTAAGGGAACAGAGAGAACTAAATGAGACTTACTAAAGCAGAAAAGCAAAAAATTGAAGCCATTGACAGATGGGAAGAAGGCGACTACAGCTCCTACTGTGTGTATCTCAACAAAGGTTGGATTTTTAATGGGGAAGACGGGTCAGCTTTTTGCGAAGACACAATCGCTGAAGTTAAAGAAACACTGAAGCGAGTAACAAAGGCGGCGTAAGCCGCTCTAGGGTCAACATGAAATCACTGCAATCAACATTTATTCGGTCACTTGACGATGGGGAGACTTTCAGGGAACATTTGTGTGTGTGGAACTATTATCCGCAGACTACCGGAGAGCCAGAGGAATTTGCATTACTGTCTGTTGATGGCCTTGGCAAAGACATCTGCTCAAAAACCCTGTGGCAAGCCGCAGAAGAGTCAGGCGACCATTCGTTTGACGATCTTGATTGGAGTTGAGAATGGACTTTGAATCAGAAGTACTTTGTTTGGAATGCAAGAATCAATTTTGGATGAGTTTAGATGATCGTCCAAAGTGTCCAGTTTGCAAAGGAAATCAGTTGATGCTGATTGAGGTTGACGAACCAGACCCAGAGGAGTAAATTAATAAATGTGCCGGACGGATGCAGCAAACATCCTAGCAGACCGGATTGATACAGGAGATCAAAGTGGCCCGATCCGCATTCTGGAACAGGTCATAGTGTAACGAATCCGTTACCTTTTCTCTACTTTCAATTCAAATTGTCCGTTAAAACAGTCGCATTGTGCTGTAGCCAAAAAAAGCAAGATTTTGTGCCTAACCTTTGAGGACGGGACAAACAGCGTATCAGGTAACTTATAGGGCGGTGTTGCGAGCCGGAGAATATCCTTCTCGAATTCGTTGCTGATGATCTGGCGCAAATGGACTAGAACTAGATGTAGATATGTGGACTTGATAGGGTTACCTAAACAGTCCTCTAATGACCACTATTGCTTAAAAAGCGGAGCGAACATGAGCGAGATTGATTTAAAACATGCTTGGTGGAAATGGCACAAGAAGAATCCACATGTGTGGAAATTGTTTATTAATTATACATTTCAAGCCATTGATTCTGGCAGAAGCCATTACAGTGTTAATGCAATATTCGAGAGAATCAGATGGCACACAGACATAGAAACCAAAGGTGATCAATTTAAGATTAGCAATAATCATCGAGCCTATTATGCAAGGTATTTTAATCACTGCTATCCAGAGCATAAAGGGTTTTTTAGAACGTCAGTATTAAGAAGTCAGGGGGCGCAATGAATTTAAGGCAACACCAAGAGAAAGCAGTTCAAATGCTCAGGGATTCAATCGGCAGAGGTAAAAAGCATCCACTGTTGGCCGCACCATGCTCATTTGGTAAAACCATTACTGCGGCGGCAATACTAGAATCAGCAGTTGAGAAAGGCAAAAGAGGACTGTTTGTCTGCGATAGAGTCAAATTAGTCTCTCAGACAATCAAAGAATTGGAAGCGCATGATTTGCCATTCGGCGTAATGCAAGGCAATCACGAATTAAACGACCCAAATCAGCCCATCCAGATCTGTAGCATTCAGACATTAACGAGACGGCGATGGCAGGAGCTAGAGTTTGACATTTGCATCGTAGATGAATGCCATGTGCATTATGAGACGATTTCAAAAATGATGGAGATGTTTAACAATGTCGTATTCATCGGACTCAGCGCAACGCCTTACGCACGAAATCTCGGTAGATACTATGATGATCTCATTCTACCAATATCGACCCGCCAGCTCTTGGAGCAGGGAGACCTTGCCCCAATTCATTATTACGGTGGAAAACAACCAGATCTTTCTAGTGTCGGACGCAAAGGAATAAGAACAGGCGGGTCTGACTATCATCCTGAAGATCTTGGTCATGTCTATGAGAACGACAAATCACTGGTTGGCGACATTATCTACAACTGGTTACAACATGGCGAGAATAGCCAGACCATCGCATTCAGCCCTAGCATCAAGCACAGTAAATATCTGGTCGAGAAATTCAATCTCGCTGGGATTCCTGCGGCTCATATTGATGGGTATATGGATGACGAGGAACGCCAGATTCTGTACTCAGCTCACGATGCCGGGGAATACAAGATCCTGTCATGCAGCAGATTACTGAACACTGGGTATGATGCTCCATCTGTCAGGTGTTTAATCGACTGCTATCCAACGCATTCCAAAATTGTCTTACAGCAGAGATACGGTAGAATCCAGCGCACATTCGATGGCAAAGAATACGCCATCGTGCTAGACCATGCGTCTAACGTCCAGCGGCACGGATTTATCGAGGATATTGTGCCTGAGTCCTTAGATTGTGGAATCCATCGGTTTGATGAGCGCAACCAAGTCAAGAAGGAAAAGAAGGAAGCAAAGCCAAATCTATGCCCAGATTGCACTAGGCAGTTCCTGGGTATGAAATGTGAATGCGGATATGAAATACCACTACACAAGGAGCTGGTCACAGATAATCAGGTGCTGATGAAATTGGACAGTTCTCAGGTCACGCCAGAGGTCAAGAAGCAATGGCTAGGCGAGCTGTACTGTTATGCGTACATGAGAGGTAAGACATCGGCTTGGGCGCACTACAAATACAAAGAAAAGTTTGGTATGCCACCAGCAAAGGGATCAGGAGCGACAGTATCAGACACTGTGTCAGATGAGGTCTCAAGGTTTATCAAGCATTCAAATATCAAATATGCTAAGGGAAAACGCAAATATGAGCATAGAAAATATCTTGAGTCGGTTGGCTAAGGTCAAGAAGACCGGCAGGGAATA